TTTAAGTTGCTGGTTAACAACGTCTGCTAACATAAATCTATAATGTGCATCTGTACCTGCTACTGAAATAAATTCTACTTCAGTTGGCACATCAACATCGTTCCTGTTCTGTTTGATAACTTGTACTGTAGCATCAGCATCATCAAAGTCTGGATACTTTAAATAGCCATCTAGTACATTCATTCTGCTTAAACCTACAGTTGCATCTACAAAGTCTGGAACAGGATTAACTGTTACGCCTTTAAAGATAACAGTTTTATCTGCGTCTACAGTTTCTATACTAGTCTCTGTTGCAGTTCCTGTAACCTTAACCATCTCAAAGATGCCTAAGTTATGCGTATGCTTTAACACATCTTTTAGTGTGTCCTTGATATAATTATTCCCGCTCATATTTTCTCCTGTGTGTATATGTATTTAGGTGGTTAATGCCTTCTTGGCTTCTTTTTTTAGATTTTTATCGTTAAAATATAATCTGACATAAGTCTTTCTCACTATAGCAAATACAGTAAAGATAGATGTCAACATAACACTTGTTTGAAATGCTGTGAACTCCCATCTAAATGCTAGGGCTACTAGTAAAAAGTTCAATGGAACATTGATACAAAATGCAAATGCTGTATCACCTACTGCTTCTTTGAACGCCATCATTTTTGTGTAAGCCATATTATACCTGTAGTAATTGTGTTATTATACACTCTTTAGGTGTATTGTCAAGTGTTTTTTTAAAATTCTTCAACAATTCCTATTACCTCTGCTACTAAGAATGCCATCACAAATACACCAAACGACATTCCTGCCATAAAGCCTACGCAACCTGCAATTCTCATTCCGCTTTTCAACATGCTGAAATAGAAATGTTTCTTTCCTGGATCTTTATTAATCATATTAACTCCTTATGATATATTCGTTATCTTCTTTGAGAATACCTGTTTCCCAATTCTCACATACATCATTTGCATAGTGTATGCTTTTGTCTCGTACATCAACTGTACCAAACTGTTCATAGTTTCTCCAAAGGTGTACAACAAATCCGTTGTCTTCTACTACCTCTGCTTTTTTAATTACATTTTTCATGTAAACTCCTATAGTTCAAAGAAAGTACCTAGTACTTTGCTTTCGTTCATTCTAGTTAAGTCCCAACCCATGGCACCTAACACATTGTTAATCTTTTTGTTTAGCACACTCTCTTCCATTGCTTCTTCATCAAACGGCATCTCTTTAAACCAAGCAGGTATATGCATTTCGTCTGTTGGGTATGCAATACTTGTATAGCCTAGTGCATTACTTTTTAGTTTGCACACAATAACTTTCATACCGTCCATGATAGCCATGCTGTATGCATCGCTAAAGGCTTCTCTAGCCTCATTGTAGTTTATACTTGCTCTAACATGCCCAGGAATCATTGTGTTCTCTTTAGGCTTTAATGCATCTAACTTTCTAAGTTTTGTGTGCGTTGCACTCATACGTCTTTGTTTGTTAAGTTTCTCACCGTATGTGGTTAAGTTATTAACACGTTTAGGCATACCTTTACGCCAAGGTTCCATTGCCCTAAAGCCATCCTTAAAGTCTTTTATTTTTTGTATAACTTCGTCTTCGCTCATACCATCAAGTGCGTTATCTAATACTTCCTCTAAAAAGTCCTGCACAAACTCAGGCGTATCACTTCGCTTGATATCCATGCCCATAATTTTTAGTTTACCACCCTCGGGTTGATATCCCTCAATGTCTAAACACTTGATCGCATAACGTTTCTTGGTTATAAACAAACCACTCTTACCAACTACTTCTCTACCAGCAATCATAACAGCACCAGCACTAAGCGGAATATTAAATGATTGTTTTAGAAACTTAGGGAATGTATCACTGACTGTGTCTGATATATGATCATACAACTTAATTGCACTTTCCATATCTAAGTCCTCACCTTCTGGTAATGCAGGTGTGGCACTAAAGTAAACAGAGTCAGTGTCACCATAAACTATTGTTTCTCCAGTATGGTCGTACACTCCTGTGAGCATTTTGTTTGTTTCTGCTCCCATGTGTTTTGTAATTGCCCTTCCTGTGAGCGTAGTGGATTGTCCAATACGTTTATCAAAGAAGCGGCAACCAGGGTTAAGAATAGCACCATATAAACTATTAAGGTTAATTTTCTTAACGAGCTGTCTTTTATCCCAAAAAGCAATTTCCTCTGGTGTAGTTGCTTGTTTCTTTTTAGCCTGTAGTTCTTTCCTCTCGGCATACCATCTCTCCAGCAACCCGGGTACAATACCTTGGAAGTCTGTCTTAAATATAGTACCGTTTGCACTAATATTCCAAGGCTGACCGGAGTTGAATATTAAGTTATATACATCTGCTCCTGTTACATCTACTGATGAGCCATCTTCCATGTCAAGATGCAATGTATGATCAACATCTTTGGCCATTGTCATTTCATATTCGTTACTACCAAACTTGCCTAACCAAGCATCAGCAAAGGATTTCTTTTCTAAAGTTACCTTATCGTTAATCTCTTGATCAGTATAGTCTGGACGAAGTTGTCCTACTACTGTTTCTTGCCCCATGTTCAATGCTCTAAACACACTTGGATACAGACTGTTTAAGTCCATACTGCCTATCCATTTGTGAAAGCCTTTCTTAGGGAAAGCCACATAGGCACCAGCCGCCTGTGTGTTCTCTTTGTCTTTAGAATACTTCTTCCTATCTGGCACAACCATGTTACGTCTATGTGCTTCATTGATAATTGCTTGTTCTGTAGTTGCTACAGCACCCATTGTAGTGGGTAGCAGTACAGTATTATCATGTGCAATAGTATTTGCTAAGTCAATGAACTGTAACTTCTTATCCATTTTGTCTAGCAACATAACATCTTGTATGTTATATTCTAAGAACTTTTCAAAGTCGTGATTGTAAAGTCTATCTAGTGAACCTTCATAAGCAACTTTCTTCTCGCCTACTTCCATCTCACCAATATAGTCTAGTCTGTAACTGTGACGCTCCTCATAGTTATACTTCCTGTACAACTGCATATAGTCTAAGTGTACACGCCCTACTAAGTCATATGTCTCACGTTCGCTACCAAATGCTTCGAACGTTCTCTGCTTTGGAAACTGATCAAACAAGCATAACTTTCTTGTTTCTGCTTTGCCTAATGTTTTTATAATCCTATTTACTAGATAAGGAATATCATAACCCTCTGAGTTCCACCCACTTAATACATCAGCATCATCTATTAGTTCTAAGAACGTTTTTAGCATTTCTTTTTCTGTTTTAAACAGCACAACTTCAGGTAACTTAGATGCTATTGATTGAGCCTGTCCCCAACTTAATGTCTTAGGCGGAACAGCCAAGCATACCATAGCATCCATCCATTGTAAGTATACTCCTACAGAAGTAATTTCCATAAATGCATCTTCGGGAGAACTGTAACCTCTCTCAGGATCAAAGTCTACCTCAATATCAAGGAATGCTGTTTGTAGTATAGGTTGTTCAGCACCATTGTAATGCTTTGCTATTGTTTTGTTTAGTGGTCGAACATCACTTTCAAACTTTTTGTTGTGCGTATTAATTGCAATGTTCTTGCGAAACTCTTTGTTGCTTTTACATCTTATCTCTGTAACCTTTTCACCATAGACACTAGTGTAAGTACCTTTAGGGTCTGCAACAAAAAAATTGTATTCTGGGCGATGGTCAACATATATTCTTTCACCATTGACACGCTCAACAGTTCTTACAATGTCTTTGTTTTTATCATAGAATGCATCAACGTAACTCATATGTACCTATTATATATTAATGTAAAGGAAATGTCAAGATAATTTAACACCAACGTGGTCCTAATATCCATGTGGTAAGAGATACTCGTTGTCCCGATGTGATATCTCTCATTGAATGTTCATAAAAACTAGGTAACAATAGTACATCTCCTGGCTGTAACGTTATTAAATGTGGTGCATCTAATCCTACGTCATGTATAAAAAAATCTCCACCTTCGTAATTATTATCAAGTAGAACTGTTATAGTAATTTTTCTGTCGTGTTCACCATTACTTAACAAACTGTTTTGAGATACATCTTGATGAACATTAAAGCCTTGCCCTATATCATACTTGGATAATATAAACTTCTCAAATGTTGTAGGGAAAAGTAATTCAAATGCGTTATAGTAACTGCTCCGTTGTACTGCTTTTTTAAGTTTTTTTGTAATCATAGGAGGCAATGCTATTGAACTTTTTGTCCTTGTAAGGATTCCAGTCTGCTTCTCGGTAGTGATACTTGTATCGCCACATGATTTAATGAATTCTAATTCAGACTCATCGAAAACCTGTGGACAGATTTCGAAAGGTTCGTGCATAGTAAATGCTATAAGGTTCTGCCGACAGTCTCTAGAATAGTTTCAAGCTCATCGAACTTATCAAACTCGTCTTGAAAACTAGACTTATGTGCTATTCTAATTGCTTTATTAAGTACGCCTGGCTTTAGTTCCATCTCTTCCGCTATTGCTTTGACAGTTTCTCTTAGACCTTCTTTGAGTGTTTCAACTTCGTAGGTAACTTGCATACCTTCGTCGATTAACTTCTTCAGTCTTGCTTTTTCTTCTTCGTTAAATGTTTTATTAAATGCCATTTGCTTTCCTGTGTATGTTATATGTTTTATTTATGCGCCGTTAGGTACATTATACACGGATTCTGGCTGGAGTCAACCTCTAAATTTCTAGTGAGGATTCAAAGTCAAAGTCGATATCTGGGAATACCTGTAAGAGTTCCGCTGTGATGGCGTCACCTTCATCTTCGTCGACTGCTTCTTGTAGTACCACTTCATATATTGTTCTATCTTCTGTGGTGGAGTATAGTGTTACTTCTGCACTAACCATTTCGTGATCGTCAGTGTAAGCAATAACTACTTTAGTGGGGATATGGGATTCAACAATGTCGTAATACTCTGCGACATCATCGTTAGATAACTCTGCGTCTGTGATAAGTCTTGCAAAATGTTTAACAAATTTGTGTTCCATATTAGTATTTATCTAACTGCTATGGAACACATATCCGTTATGAACACCTATTTTTTAGTGGCACTAAAAGCCTGAGCTCCGAAGAATGCCGCTACAATACCGGCGACAGCAACAAAGTATGTTGGTGCCATGCTACCTAGGGTAGCCTGTGCTTCGCTTAGTCCTGCCAAACTGGCTACAATTACTGCAAATGGGTATAGTAACATTCCAAATAATGAGAACCATGCCATCTTACGTTGAGCATCTCTCATTGCATCTGCATCTTCTAGTTCTTTTCTTTTGAACTCTAAATGCATTTTTGCTTCTATATCTGATATATGTCCGTCACCATTAAGATCAGCGGCTTCCATTCCTTCGATAGTTTTAAAACCTCTGGAATCATATTTTGCACCACCGACTGGAGCCTCTTCACCTGCTTTGGCTTGTAAGGCATCGTACTCGGCACGACTCATCGTGACTTCTGCTTGTTCTTTTTCTGCCATTTTTTCCTCCTACGAAAAATTTATTATAACAGTATTTATCTAAAATAAACGATAAATAACATAAAGGATACACAGACAGCATGATATCATACTACAATCTAATAGATAAACAAACAGGCAAAACAATAGAGACTTGGGGATTATTTAAACGTAATGCAAGTTCTTATATAAATTCGTTAGCAAACGCAGATCAAACAGCATACAAACATGAACTAGTTTCAGTTGAAACATTAGATATGAATGAACACTACTTTGCCGAATGGGTTCCTACTGAAAGCACTCTAATCAACTTTGGTTCATATGCAGAAATAAAATATGACAACATAAAATACTGTATTAGAGATCCTATGCATAGATACTGCTCTGGTCTAATTATGATTAATTATGATTGGGATATAAAGTCATCAACAGAAAGTACTATGGAACCTTATTATCACAACGGCGGCAAAGCAGAAATTGAAGCAATGTTCCCAAATCAAGAGCGTGGGCATAGAACTAGGCAACTCTATGTGTGGCAGTATTATGTAAGAATGATGAAAAAGACAATATATTCAGATAACATGCACCCGTACATAGATTATACATTTGGTGAAAACCATTTAGATCCAGTGTTAACGTTAGTTGCATTAGCACCATACCTCAACGACCAAGCAGATGTAGAGTTTGTAGACTTGAGAAATTGGACAGAGTTTACAACAAACAAGTTGCACATTGGTGAGGAATTTGGTGCAGTTAATCGTTGGAATACTCCTAAGTTGGAAGAGCGAAGAAACCAAATTGCCCAACCAGGCCATGACATGTTTAAGATTTTACAGAAAGAAATGCCACGTGATTTTTTGCAAGATCCTCAAGCAGTAACAAATCCTCAAAACTGGAGAGTAAATTTTGAAGACTGGCTAGCACCTGAGATGACGATGTATAATTTTCTTAGGCAGAATCCTAAAATTGCAAAAGGTTCTACTGAGATGGATAAACTTACAGACTTGTTATGCGAACAAGTACAAAATCCTTGGTTCTTTGCTAGACATTTTGGTATAAGAAAAAACTTTTCCAGTCCTGGTATTCAATCAAAACTACCTAAGAGACTTGTTGCAGAAATAAATATATCAATAAACAAAGTACATCAATGGGAAATAGATCACGTATCAAAACGTCAGAGATCAGAGCCTAAGTAAAAATTAAACCAAGTAGTTTATTTGATGTGATGCTGTAGTAGTTTGAATTTTTCCGTTTTGATCGTAAACAGTAACAACATAATTAGTCTTTTGTATTGTGTCACCATAGGCACCAGGGATTACTTTTTCTACTGTTTGCACAAAAGAATAAGTGTTAGGTAACCGCTGAACTGGAGTTATTTCATTCATAGTATTGTGGGTGGGGAGACTGCAGACTGTTATAATTAATAACAGATCTCCCCTTGATTATTTATTCGTCCCAGACTGCATTAACATTTTCTGAGGTAATTGGTGCTGTATTAATAGTTGAGTACACATAGTTTGCTTGTAACTCAGGATAAGGAGCATCTTCCCATTCACCTGCTTTACATTTATCTATGATAGTTGCAGGTACATCAGCAAGTTCCATTTCCTCATAACTGCTTAGAATACGTCCTCTTGAAAAAGGTTGCATCATGCAAGGCTGAGGTACCATTTGCCAAGTACCATCTTCTTCAACATGGTCCTTGTTATGTCTACCGTTATAAAATGAATTAGCAGTAGGCAATGTTTTATAAATTGTTAAGCCTTTATCTGGTGTGTGAAATAATGGTGCTGGGTTATGTGCATCTGGGAATCGAAAACCTATGTGCTCGTCAATAATAAATGCCATGTCACCACCGTTGAGTTGTAGTTGGCTTCTCGCCATGTGATCTAGATACTCACCGTTTCTACCAAACCCATTTTTACGGCCTTCCATTCTTCCGTTCTTTGGTTCAATTGCTTCTCTAAGATCGTCTGGTTGAAAGTAACCAAGTTCCTCTCCGTATTCTTCTGAAAGCCAAAACTTCTCTGTAACTTCCCACCAAGCCGCACTTATAAAAGTTTCATCACCATTGTAGGTTTTTGTATAACCTTCATGACCGCCTTTGTGTGCAACGTAGGATAAGTTGTCGTTGATAGTGCATTTTAATTCTTGGGTATCTGCATTGTGTACCCATTGTAGAACTAAATGTGGTTTGTCTTCGGACATGTTTAACTCCTGTATAATTAATATATACTATGTATTTATCATACTGTTTGGTACCCGGAGACGGACTTGAACCGTCATGACATTTCTGTCGAGGGATTTTAAGTCCCTTGTGTCTACCAATTCCACCACCCGGGCTAAATTTTTACTTGCTTAACTTTCGTGTTTTAATTAAGTGCTTTGCTATGCCACGTGCGGCTGTGCTGAATGTGTTACCTTGTTCTTCTTTTGACATGTATAAACTATTAATAACTACTTCAGGCTGACTAAAATTATCCTTGTTTTGAAATGCCCTTTCGGCATGTTCAATCATTATTGTTGCCGCTTCAACAGGATCAATTAATGCCTCTTTACTAACATCGTTCCTACCTATCAATCCAGTTTCTACAAATCCCCAACTAAAATTAATAAGTTGACAACTGTTTTCATATGGATACTTAAAACTTTCTAGTAAGCAATAGTCCTTCAGTGCTTTCTTATTCTGTGCATATACATTATTCTCATCAAGTACACTATGAGGTACATAAGCAGTAATAGAACCTGTGTTGACAATAACTTTGTTTGTGTCGGACCATTTTTTGTGCAACTTCTCACATAACATATTTTGTACATCAGGGTGCCATGCATTGTTAAAAAATATATCAGGACTAAACTCTAAGATGTCTTGAAGTAATGCTCTACCGTTTGACTCTGCAAGGTTCCAGCCGTTGCTTCTGCTATAACATTTAAGTTCTAGTTCTTCTTGTCCGTTCCCGCTTGTTAGTTCTAGGACATCTTTAATACATTCACCAATGCCACTGGTATGTCCTGTAATTGCTACTTTCATTTTAATCTTCCAATTTAGTTACAGTTACTTATACAAAATAAGTGGTGGGCCCTGTAGGATTTGAACCTACGACCTGCCGATTATGAGTCGGATGCTCTAACCATCTGAGCTAAGAGCCCTATTTCAAATTGGCGTCCCTGACAGGAGTCGAACCTGTAACCTACGGCTTAGAAGGCCGTTGCTCTATCCAATTGAGCTACAAGGACTTAAACGTTATACTTTAGTACTATACTTGTCGTACATCTTATTTGCAATCTCGTCCATGCCGAGACCACATAGTATATCGCGTTGACGACGTATTTCATCACGTTCGTCACGTCCTCTTTGCCAGACACGATGGTCGTCACTGTATTCAAAATACCAATCGTGTGCTTTGAGCAGACGCTCAAATTGTACCATATCCGGGTGCATTACTTTCTCCTCACCGTATGCTGTGAAACGGTTCCTTCTTTTGTTATTCGAAATGAATGTGTGCATTACCATTGCTCCTTTGAAAATGATACTGCTAATTTATGTTGCAATCGTCTTGCTTCTTTCTCCCAAGGCTGGTCCCAATACTCAACGTTGTCGCAATACTTTTTGCTCTTCCATTGAGACATTGTGCTGTTTAATTCGCCTTTGGCAAACTGTCGTACATGCACCATTTCGTGTGCAAGTGTTGTAATCCAATCACCCCATGTAGCAACATCTATAATGAAGTAGCGTTTACTAACTGGCTCACATAGACCTTCGCAGTCTTTAGAGTCTGCAAAACTTAAAGTTACACCTTCATGTAAACGAACAAGAATGCTCATCTTCAATCGTTGTATGCCTAATTGCTTTGCAAAATGTTTAACTGCTAACATTGTGTAAGCCTGCCGCATAGGATCTAGTTGTCCTTCGCGGGGACCTGTAACTGCTATACGCATTTGCGTACTCCTTTACTTGGTGTTTAAGACTTTGATACGATTCACCATAGTTTCTTTACCATGATGATATTTGCTAATGCTATGACTCTTGATGTAAGCACCAATAGTAATTGAGTCGCCTACATTAGATACAATGTCATTGTTAAAGAACTTAACAATGTTTTTGTCATCGACACTTGCACAAAATAATTTAGAACCCACACTAGAAATATATCTAATGTTTTCAACCTTGAGAGTTAAGTTGTCACGTTTTCCAACAGTACCAACATACTCAGAGACATCTGATAGTGCGCCTTCTCGTTCTGCCCAAACATCTGAATCTAGTTTATTAGCATAAACTTTAGGCAAACTAGCGGCAATACCAATTCGGTCTTTGCCAATGCTATCTGATGATACTAACTTGAGAACGTTCTTTTCAAAGTCTGTTAGGTCACGTTCCATGGCCTTGAAAGTCAAACCTTTTAGGTAATCAATAATTGCTTCAGCCTGTTGACTATCAACAGGAAGGATCTCAACTAGGTTGCGTTTGTTTTCGCCACTAGCCTTATCGAATGTTCCTAAGAAATGGTTATACAGAAACGAGCTATTTGCTAACTTGCCTTCTTCAGGCCTAGCATCTGCAGACTTGATAAAACCTTTATTGATTCGGTGTACCGCACAAGCGGCTGATAATACTTCATTGACTGTAAACAATGGATTTTTGTTTGACATATTCTACTCCTAAATTCCTAATTACCCAACTATTATAACAAACTTTACTTAGAAGTCAACCACTTCTTTGCCATTAGCAAACAAGATAAGTTCTTGTGCTAGTGACAGACACTCTTCACGAGTAAGTTGAATGTTTTGGAAACTGCCGTTGTTCTGGACAGTAAGTTGAAGCATTGCGCCTCGGCCCTTACCACCTGCAAAACGTGTCTGCATGATTTCTGTTTTTGGGATATTGCGTAGTTCAGTAGACATATTGTCTCCTTTCTGCTCTAAGTAAGTGTATATTATAGCAAATTACACGGTTTTGTCAACCGTTATGTGGGTGTGTAACCTATTGATTTATAACGTAGTTATAAATTTCTTGCCAATTTTTTACTACATAACCCTTAGGTTCTGCCATATTATGCCCGTGTTCTACCAAAATACCCTTAAATCCAGCATTGATTCCTGCTTGTACATTCTCAGGCTTGTCCTCAATCCAGAAGTTATTGGTGTACTTGGTACCTAATTCTGCAAGGATATCGTCCTTGTCAGCACCAGTATCTAAACAAATAACATCAACAAATGCATCGCCAAATAACTTGTTCAAGTTCCTAGTCCTAAGTTCTTTAGCATAAGGATCTAAAGACAGAGAAGTAACTGCTATAAACTTATAGCCGTGTTGCTCAGACAACTTCTTAACAAAGTACTGTGCATCTCTGAGGGGAGGGAGAAAGCCTATTGCGGCAGACTCATTGAATACTTTAACAAGTTTATGTCCGTTGTTTCTAGACATGCCGTAACGGTCACCAATAGAGTACATGAACTGATAGCCTTCTACCTTTTCATGTCCATGATGTTCCATCCAAACAGAAAAGCCCTCTTCCCAATCGAGGACTACTCCGTCTACATCTGTTAAAATAATTTTTTCTTTCTTTACCATATGCAAGTAACTTTGCTCCTATCTAGTGTAATGGCTTTCACACAATGGGTCCATGTGCGTACCAATACTATTAATACCAACTGTGACAGTAATCTCTCTACCATCATACGGACTAGTTCCAGTCCTTGTAATTTGAGGCTCAACGTAGTCTGCAAGTGCTACAACTTCAAGAGCAGTACCATCAGCCACTGTAGGGCGTCTGTGTGCGTCTCTGGCTTGGTTGTACCATCTAGAATAAAAGTCTGGATTACCATCTTTTACTGTTTGCTGAACTTCTGCTACTGCTTTATCATAGAACTTAATAGTCCTTGTGATACCAGCCTTAGCCGCCGCTTGTGACTTATAGTTAGAACCTTTCCAACTAGGTCTGCTTGGCTCAATGTGTGTTGTGCCTTTCTCTGTGTTAATTATTGTGAACATAAAAACTCCTACCTTTTTATTAATTTATACAACTATTATAGCAAAATTATAGGATTTGTCAACCGTTTTATTACACACCAGAACCCCTATATTACTATGGTCTAAGTGTATAAATACAAGTATGAAGAAAACTGCACCCTCAATGTCAACTTATCCAGTGTTTCCTAACTGGATATTTGAAGGAAAATTAGAACTAGATAACGAAATGAAAGCAATGGTGTTACAGCAATTTGCTAACATGCACAAAGTGAAGTTACATTTTGGACACATTACAAAGATACAAAAAGTTACAGATAGTGTGTTTAGCCTTAGCCAGTTGAGCAGTAAGATGTTTTTTGATAATGTGGTAAACCATTTTCAATTACCAGCAGGGTTACAAAACTTAGAGAGCTGTGAGAACCAATTGGTTTGTATAGACTCTGGTATGAACATACCTGCTAGTATAAATAGAATGCGTTGGTATCAGTGTGTTGTATTTGTTGAAGGAGATGAGACTTCAAGTAATTTATATTTAGATTCACTAGATACAAAACTTTATGCTACACCAGACCCTGATGTACAAGAGTACACACATTTTATCAAGTACCAACCATGGAAAGTAGTCTTCTTTCCAGCACATATACCGTGGGGATTCACACCTAACTTATCTAAGAAAAAAAGTATGTTTTTCACACATTCATATCACATGTTACCAAGGACATCGTAGATGACATTTGTTGTAGGAAGTCCTTGTGTTGGCTGTAAAGATACTGAGTGCGTAACTGTTTGTCCTGTAGATTGTTTTTATGAAGGTCCAGAGTTTCTAGTAATTGATCCAGATGAATGTATTGACTGTGGATTATGTGAACCTGCTTGTCCTGTAAATGCTATTTGGGAAGAAGATGATCTACCTGAAGAGGAACGACCTTTTATTCAATTGAATGCAGACCTAGTAGAACACTACGAAAATATTACGGACCATAAACCTTCACTGGCTGAAGCCTCCCCTTATTCTTTAGAAGAGGCTATAGCAGTTGTTCAGATCGGTTAGTCAAAAAAAAGCACACCTAAGTGTGCTTTTTAATTCTATATAGTTTATACTAATCTTAGAAGTCGCAAACGCCTGCCCATGCAACACCAGCCTGGTCAAATGCGTTTGTGGAATCATCGGCTACTGCCGCTCCACCTTCGTACGCAACATGAATTGCTGATGTGGCCGCTACTGCAAAGCCGTCAATACCTGTAACTGAGTAGTTCAAGTTTTGAAGTGCTTGGATAAGACCATCCATCTTAGCCTGTGTCATTCCACCTGAACCTGCGTGAGTGGCTGTAGCCACGTGAATGTCTCTTCCGAAACCGTTTAAGTCTTTAGTAAAACCATTTACTTTAGTCTGTGCCATTTTTAATTCTCCCAAATGTTTATGTGATAAAGAATATCTTTATCGTTACTATTATTTATCACTTTAGCCAAAAAAATACCCCACTAAAGTGAGGTATTTTATTGTTTTAAGTTAAATTAACTATTAAACGTAGTTGTAATGTACAGTAATTGTACCAGCACCTGCTGTAGTAGTTGCCGCTGTAGAGCCATTGCTCTGCATGAACTGAACTTGTACTACCGCATTCTTAGTTAGTGTTATATCACCATCTAATTCTACGATATAAGTTCCGACTGTTGCCGCATCTGCGTCATCCGCCGCTACTAATGAAGTTCCTGCACCACCATTCTCTTTAACAAGAATTTGGTTGAATGAACCACCACTAAATGCAGTACCAATTTTAACAACAATTTTACTTGCGTAATAAGTTCTACCACTAACATTTGGCATAGCCGCTGTGTTAATTGTAGTTGAACCTGATACAAGTGCTTGACGAAGCATAAGCCCGTCGCCACCATTGTTTTCAACATAGTCGATAACTGCCGCTGATGTTGGAATACTAGTATCATTATTGTTATTTGAAATTCCGTCTGCTTCATCAACAAACTTAGTTACTGCAATAGTTTCACCTGCGTCGGTTAAAGTACCAAAAGATATAACACCTGATGCTGTTACGCCTGTTGCCACTAATGCACCAACTTCTAATCCAGCCGCTGTAAGAGATAAATCTCCAGCAGTTGAACCGTCTGCAGTTGTAGTACCAGCCATAAACCTATCAGTTGATTGATCCCAACCAAAGAATCCGTTGTTACCATCGGAGCCTCTTTCGTATATGTGACCAATATCGTTAGGGTTATTACCTGTTAAGCCTGATTGTAATACAACCAATGTATCAGCAATCGTTGTGTTAGTACTGTTTACAGAAGTAGTTGTACCACTTACTGTTAAGTTACCACCAACAATCATGTTACCTGATGTTGTTAAATCAACTATACCTGTTAAACTACCGCTACTTAGAGAAGCAACGCCATCTGTTACAGTTGTTGCACTAACTGAAGTTAGTCCACTTACTGTTGCGTCTAAGGCTACTGTTAGTGTGTTACCTGAACCAGTTGTAGTAATGTTACTACCACCAGCAATATCAAGTACTTCACTGTCTAGATCGATACTTAAAGCACCACCTGAATCGCCTTGGAAGTCTAAGTCAGCCGCTGTTGCTACTGCATCAACGTAGTCTTTAACAGCACCTGAAGTAGGGATAATAGTATCGCTATCTGTAAGTGTTGTTTGGAAACCTGTTGCTGTAACTACACCGTCGCTTAATGAACCAAATTGTACTGTTCCAGAAGCAGTAACGTTTACTGCACCTGTTAAACTACCTGAGCTTAATGTTGCCGTACCGTCAGTTAAACTACCAACTGTTGCTAATCCTGATGCACCAATTGTTGTTACACCACTTAAAGCACCACTTGTTAATGTTGCCGCTCCATCTGTGAATGAACCTGCTGTTAAGGCTCCACTGAATGAACCTGCTACACCTGAAGTAATACTACCAGAGTTAATACTTAATGTACCATCTGTTACTGTACCACCTTGTAATGCACCACTAAATGTACCTGCTACACCGCCTGTTAACGTACCAGATGCAATGCTTATAGCACCGTCTGTTAATGTACCTGCTGATACTTGTCCTGAGAAAGTACCTGCTGTCATACTTGTTAAAGTAGTGTCTAGGTTAACTGTTAATGTATCTGTTGCACTTGCAACTGTAGTAATGTTAGTTCCACCTGCTATATCAACTGTGTCTCCACCTGCTATAACTTGTGAACCTGAGTCACCTGTTAGTGTCCAAGAAGTACTAATAGCCGCTGTTGTAGCCGCTGTAATTCTACCTTGTGCATCAACAGTAATTACTGGAATTGCTGTAGTTGTACCATAGTTTCCTGCTGTAACGGCAGTATTATCTAAAGATACTGTTACGCCATTGCCTGATCCTACTGTGCTAAGTCCTGTTCCACCTGCAATAGTTAATGTTTCACTGTCTAAATCAATAGCAAGTGCTCCACCACTGTCACCTTGGAAGTCTAAGTCTTGAGCTGTTATTTGTGTATCAACGTAAGTTTTAACTGCACTTTCTGTTGGAACTGCTGTAGCACTATTGCCACCCATTGTACCATCAGTACTAAATTCAGTAACTGAAGCACCACTGGCGCCTGTTAATGAAGTACCTACTATTGCACCACCGGCTATATCACCAACTCTTAAGTTAGATGCTGTACCTGTGAATGTGTTTGAGTTATCAGTAGCATCTGCTATGAATACAAACTCACTTGCTGAATCATCATAACCAAAGAAACCTGTCTTTGCCGCTGATCCATTGTGCCAGTTAAATTTAATACCTCTGTCCAAGTTGTCGTCACTTGAGATTCCAGGATCACCTAGTTCAAAAGTTGGGTCGTCTACTTGTACTGTTGTACTGTTTACTGTAGTAGTTGTTCCATTTACTGTTAAAGTTCCTGAAACTACTGCATCACCAGTAATTGTAACTGTTGATGATGTAATATCATCCGAGTTAAGTGTACCAGTAACTGTTAAGTCGTTACCAATTGTTACGTCACTTGGTAGACCAATTGTAATCTTGTTGTTAGATACAGTTGTTTCAACTTCATTGGACGTTCCTTCAAAAGTTAATGTATCAGTACCTAATGCTACTGAGTCATTACTTCCGTTGTCTGCCGCAATAGTTAATGCTGTTGAGATAGTAGCAGTAGTAACTGCTGTAACTAAACCTTTAGCATTAACTGTAACTACTGGGATTGCTGTGGTTGTACCAAATTGCCCTACGTTACTGTTAACTGTTGCTAATGTGCCTGCACCTGTTACATTTCCTGTACCATCAAACGATGCTGAGGTCCATGTCATGTCACCTGTCATACCGATAGTTCTACCAGTTGCTAGTGCAGTTGCCGTATCGGCATTACCAGTTAAGTCACCAGTAATTGCGCCGGAGGCACCAATTGTTGTAAAGTTCGCCGCCGCTGGTGTTGAACCACCTATAACGACGTCGTTAATCGTCCCACCTGTCAGTGTGACATTTGTTATGTCTTGTGTAGCAATACTACCAAGTCCTAATCCGGTTCTTGCACCAGCCGCCGTTGTTCCACCTGTACCACCATTAGCAATTGGTAATGTACCACTTACTTCCGATGTTAAAGATATCGCCGAGCCTGCACTAAATGTACCGCCTGAGACTTTGATAATACCTGAACTGCTACTAAAGTCTTGCCCAGTACCACCGTACTGTGCGCCTATAGCCGTGCCCGTCCATGTTCCTGCAACAACACTACCGAACCTTACGTTCTCTAGTGTGCTACCATTGGACTGGGTGAAATCAAATTGATTTGAACCGCTGTCGTATTTTAAACGACCGCCGCTTTTACCCATTTGCACGTCTGAAGAAAGACCTTTTATACCAAAGTTCTTAATATCAGCCATTTGTTTCTCCTAAAATTGTATTATGCATAACACATTCAAAATGATTTGTGTTACTAGTATTTATCGTTTTTTAGATATATGTGAGCTTAACAGTTACCACGCCGGCGGATGCACCAAAGTGGTTACATCTTGCTTTTATCTGCAGGTCTTGGGTCTCTGTAGCAGGGTGTACATGCTCTGAGTTAGGCATAAAAGTTATGACTTCTGTTAGGTCATTGCTTGGATCATCTACAAACTGATCAGGGTCCGCAGTAGTACCAATCTCGATACTAGGTGCTCCTCCTGAGTGTCCTGTAAATGCTGTGGTTACTTCGATAGCAACCGATGTTATTTTACCACCAGGTGAAATATTACCTAGTGTGTTTGTTGTAGCAGTTCCAAAACCGCTTATAGGCATTGAGAATGTAGATGTTAATGTTTTAGCATCAACTACACTACTATCAGCATCAGATATTTTAACCCAACTACTGCCATCATATAGGTATAATGCCCATTCGCCATCTACTGCTGTAAGTACATGAGCTTGGTCACCTGTTTGTGCTGTTAAGTTATTCCTTGCGGCTATATTGTTAACAACTGTAACTGAACCTGCTCTAATACCTTGTTCTACATTTAATGCTAATGGGTACATTCCATTATGTCCACTAGCAATACCTGTGTTATTTCTAAAGTGTTCAGTGCCTTCATAAATTAATACTTCGCCACCGTCTGTTCTTGTTAAATTAATTCTACTTGTACCAGGACCATTTGTTGTAGCATTTAAACCTGATATATTACTACCGCCTACAAAAGGATTACCATTGGTATCACTTGTTACATTAGCAATAGTTATTGTATTACCATTTGCTTCTGTGAGTGTTAGTTGAGTATCTGTACTATTGGCACTTGCTGTTAGATTAGGTATGGCTTCGTCATTAATATCTTTTGCCATGTCGCTTGGAATAGCAACTGCGGCACCATACTTGGACTGTCCGCCTGTTGTTGTACTAAATGTTACGGTAGTTACACCTGAACCAGTATTAAATGAAGCGGCAAATGATGGATAACCACCTACCAATCCGTATGCTGTACTATCAGCATTACTGTTTATAATATTCTTTGTTGGTACTGAACTTGCTGTAGTCTTATGTGTGCTTGTACCACTGTTAATAGTATTAGTCATTTGACTTATTGTTGCATTAGCACCACTTGAACCTGCGAACGTAATTGTTGTACCATTTAGTTTTAGTACATGACCATCTGGGATAGTAGGTCCGTCTACTGTTCCTTCTAAAAGTGTTGGTATAGCATCTTGTATTTTTAAGAATGCAATTTTACCTGTATCAGTTGTTGTTAAATCACCGTCAGTGTCAACATAAACGTAGTCACCTCTACTTCCTGGTATGCCTGGCTCGAAATCAATTATTCTACTGTTAGGTGAAACCATAAACATGTTAGGACCTGGACCGTCTTCGACTACTATGCCAATCATCTTAGCCATTGAGTCTGCTGTTGATTTAATATAACCAGAAGCATCAGCACATATTACATCACCTTTGTTAAAGCCATGTGAGGTTTTTTCTAGTACATAATTTAAACTTGGATTCAAGTATTGGAACCTACTCATTACTGTAGCATAGAAACTGCTAGCCGCTGTAGTAGGTAATGGATCTAACATTGGTAGACCTAATTCGTTTAATGAGAATATAATAGCAGAACCTGTGCCAAATATACCGTTACCATCACTTGCTTTAAAGGTGTTATAACGCAACCAATCCTCAACAACACATGTAACTGTGTTCGTTGTTTTACTATCTATACTGACAACTTTAACACATTGGCCAGTGGTTGCTCCTGCTATCCAGTCGCCTACAACGACGTCTAATCCGTTAAATGTAAAATCATCTCTGCTTAAATGTGAACCGTGATTTTGACTTGTTACTGCAAATGTAATAGTCCATTGATAATATTTCTTACTGCCAGAACCGGAGTACCAAATGTCTCCTGAACCGTTTTGATGGTCCCAGTAATTTTTTCCTGCAATCGCTGATACTGAAACACCTAATACTTTATTAGGATGATTTAGTTTTATTTGACTGCTTTTGTAGTTAATCAAAGACACTATTAAATTCCTATTTTAATCATACATTGTGAACTGAATCCAAGCATGAGTAGTTGTTCCAAAACTTCTACTTGCTCCTGTTTCTGCTTCACGTAATCTCAACTTTAATGCAACTGCTGAACCGCCGTTAAATAAAGTAGGTGTTCCTGAAGTTCCACCGCCTGCTATTTGTCTCAATCCCATTGTAGTTGACATTGGCACTAGTAAGTATACATTGTTTACATAGTCATAACCATATGCCATTACAGAACTTGGAGGATAATTATAAGTACCGCTATCGAATGTTATAGTCATGTCGCCACCACTAGCACTATTGATAAGAGCACTACTTATTCCTGTGCTTAGATTTGATGTTGATGTTAAGTTACCCGAACTATCATAGTTTAGTTTGAATCTTAATACTTTAGCACCTGAACCGCCACCGCCACCACTGTTGTTGTCTGCCGCTGGTGCCCAACTGGTACCATTATATTTTAATACTTGTCCTGATGATACACCTGCTGTACTAACATCTGTTAGAGCATTTAGTGTAGTAGCACCTCCACCTGCTGATTGGTCAACCCATGCTAGGCCACCTGATCCATCTGTTTTTAATACTTGATCTGCATTACCGTCTGTTGTTGGTAATGTTAATGTGTAGTTAGCCGCCGCACTATGAGCCGGGCCTTTAATTGTTATACCATGTGTATTGGCTTCACAATTTAATTTAAACTGTCCTGAGCCTTTTGTAGCATTACCTTTGAATACTACTACTCCTGATCCGTTTGGATCTAAATCTATATCGCCATTGCTTACTGTTACAATGTCT